CTGCCCTGCCCTGCCCTGCCCTGCCCTGCCCTGCCCTGCCCTGCCCCCTAGTCGGACGCAAAAAATAGGGGCAGTGAAGTTTCCTTCACTGCCCCTATCTACTACGTTTATCGTTTATGTTAGAACCGATCTGATTTCAACGGTCTTATCTTACCACCGAAATCAATCTTTACATCTTGCCCTAGTTTCTGAATTTCTAACAACTCATCAAAAGTAAGACTATACTTCTTGAACATCTGATAGATTGCTTCTTGCCCTTCTTTATCCATAGGGATAAATCTTTTCCCATTTTTTGTTTTGTAAATCATGTTAGTAAATTTCTTGGTCGATTGCTTTGCTTTCCAATGCTTGCAATTCAAAAAATGTAAGCTTGTCTAACATATCCCACTCGCGATCAAATTTGTGATATTTGACTAGGTCATGGATTAGATCTTCTCGTTTGTTAGCAAACGATTGAACGTATCCAGTCGCGTAGGTTCCGTATTTACCCATCCAAGCATCCTGTCCGCTCATTGGTCGATAGATGGGGGCAGAATAAATGGGAGTCGCTTTGTGCGTCCACTTAACTGCCCCCATGTTTCTACCAGCATCAATCATAAGCTTAGTCGCAATCTCTAATTCGATTAGATTGACTGACTCCTTGCTGGTATGGGGAGCATGGTAACCCGACGAGATATTCACGCAAGATACACCGACTCCCCTACTGGCAAGCTCGCCAATGTCAGTTACACTGCCCTTCGCCTCATCGTGACGATGGGCAGATGGTAAGTCTAACAATGCTTTGATGAATGAGTCGCTCGCACAATGCATCCCATTGGTTTCTGAGATAACATCAAAGCTTTGATTGTTTCTATCAGATTGCATAACAAAGGCAGCATCTGCAAACCAATCCATTGGAATTTCTTTGCTGCCAAGGCATCCAATTTCCTCGTCTCTAACAAATACAATGGATGCATTGGGAAGAGCATTGAAAGCGACGATTGCAGAATAGATGCCGCATTTATCGTCTCCCCCCACTCCGCATTGCTCGTCGTTACCATCACGGGCAGTTAGAACATCCTTCTTCAGATGCAATCTGAAGAAGGGAACGAAGTCATGCACTTGGTCAATGTGAGCAACATAGTAGGGACGCAATCCCCTGCCCTTGGTCACAAGCAGATTGTTGCCCATTCTGACTGCTTTAAACTTTCCTGTTAGAGTGGACAGGATAGTTTCGATTGCAAGATTGCCACAAGCTTTGTTTCGGCTTGGACATTGAATCTCGAATATTGTTTTTAATAGCGATTTCATAAATTTAATTTCTGTTATTTGTTAGATTAGTATTTCTCGAAGCGACCTTCAGTAGAGTTCATGGCGATGATTGCAGCACCATTGTTATTCTGAGAACGCAAACCATCTTGCGACCAATAACGCATTGAATCCACATAGGGATATTTATTCAATGGATTGAATGGAATTGGGATGAACAGATTAGAGATTAGATCGAATCCAAGACCCATATTGATGCAGAAACTCGAAACTGTCTTGGTGATATTGTTTGCAACACAATATTCTCTGACAGCTTCGATTGCATTTATGTTAGCGATTCCACTTGAAGAATGATGAACGTAAACCTTGTCGATATATCTATCAGATGGATTGGAACCAATCCAGATCAAAGCTCTTCCCATATCTTTTCCATTCTGAGCTTGGATGACTATCATTTCTAACTGCCCGTCTTCTTGCAAGGTATCGTACAATTCAAAGAAGTCACAATCTTTGCCCCCCATGCATGAATTGAATTGCATGTAGAAACCTCCATTGTAAACGTCCGAAATCCTTTCCGCTGTTAGAAAGCAATTCATCTTGGAACCAATGGTCGCGGCATTCAAAGAACCAAGGAAAGCATTGCCTTCTTTTACTGTTAGACGCTCAATCCCCATGATATCAGCAATCTTGTTCCAAGCTTTGATCGGCTTAGTTTCTTCCCAATCAAAATCTCTTGGATAAAGATAACTCATGTAGTCAATGTCACCGTCCATTGGAACCTTTATCATAAGCTTGGCAATCTGTTCATCTAACATCTGCTTCCCCATCGCTGTTATGATTAACTGAGATTGGGGGGATAAGTTGAATCGTGCTTTAACCTTCTCAATGCAAGTTTCTAATCCATCAGTCGGATGGGAGTAAGAAACGGGTCTTTTCCTCAATGGCATTTTTGTTAGATAGATTGACCCATCAGTGATGACCATTAATTTATCCAATCCCCCGACTTCTCTTAAACGATGGGGGATATCTAACAGATATTCTCCTGTATTGTCGTTACAATCGAATACACTGTATTGATTGACGTTGTCTAACTGACTTCTTGTCTTTGTATTCATAACTTTGTTTTCTTTAGTTTCTGGTTATTTCTAGGTGGTTAATCGTTATTGATTAACCTTCTTAAAGTTTTCCCTATTAAACTGATAAAACAAGCAGGAAAAACGCATTTCTTGCGACTCTGGATGCTTCCCCTGCCCTGCCCCCTGCCCCTATGGTTTCGCCCTGCGAAACAAGCAGCATCTGCCCCTGCATCTGCCCCTGCATCTGCCCCTGCATCTGCCCCTGCATCTGCCCCTGCATCTGCCCCTGCATCTGCCATCCCATCTGCCATCCCATCTGCCCCCGTTCATGGGTGAAAATGACCGTAGCGATGGACGGGTGATTTTTCGGGTCACCTTGCGACCGGGTGAAAAATAAAAACGCAATTTTTGTACAATAACAAAAAATAAGCGTTATCAATCTAATGGTTAGAAAAAAAATTTCTAATGGTTAGACAAAATTTTCTAACAATTAGAAAAAAAAATCTAATTGTTAGAAAAAAAATCTAACAATTAGACAAATCTAACAGTTAGGGTTTATCTAACAGTTAGAATCTAACAGTTAGAAAAAAATCTAACAGTTAGGCTAACAGTTAGATTTTTGACGTTTTTGAAATTTTGGATTTTGGGTTTTCGGGCGTTTTTTTGGCTTGCTTTTTTTTCGCTCCGCTTGCCCCCGCTTGCCCTTGTTCACCCCCGCTTGCTCGCTTGCCTTTAACTTTTTCCCTTACCCCCCTTACCCTTTTTTACATTCCTTCCCGCCTCGCCCCGTTGCTGCCTTGCCTTGCCCCTTGCCCCCTTACGCTTACCCCTCACTGCAAGGCAAGTGCTGCCCCCCTCTCTCTTTTGCGTTGCCACACCCCTCACTGCTTTACCCCGCACTACTTTGCCCCTCACTGCTTTACTCCTAGCTACTTTGGGGTCATTACAGTATTAGCGTTCCCAAAACCCCCCAACTTTTGCCTAGCCCCGTCGGCGACGTATTAAAATAAATCAAAATAAAGTTGACTTGCGTCACATTAGATGCGATTACATCCATGTCGCAAGTAACTAACTAAAAATATGAGTAATTATTTAAAAGTCGCACTTCCTATTGTAACTGTTAATATTGTCGCAGAAGGAGGAATGCGGCGAACCGAAATTCGACCAGTTTACAGACCCAAATTTGGAACTGGATTAACGCCAGAATTTTTCCCAGACGCTGGAGAAATTCTTCCCGTTGCTCCCCCAGTAACGCCTATTACCATTAATGTGGGCATAGGAAATCTTAAAATGGCACAATACACAGAATCTCCAAATTCTGACCCTTTTGTGGTTAGAGGAACGCTAAGAGGTTCTTCTGCCGTTTTGGCACAATACATCCAGTTTTCATCAACCAACTAAAAATATGACTAACACGATTACGCAAATTAACGGGGACTCAGAAGAAGTCCGAGTTTCCACTCAAACAAAAACCTTTGTCTTTGGCAGACAAGGATTCCATATGTCCACAGGCTGTAGTGTCACTCTTGACGAATTGCAAGAGGTGGCAGAATTGCTAAGAGATCAACCCCTTAGCAAGACGCACAAGATTATCATCAATCTCACGTTGTGGAACTATCGCGAAAAAATAAAACAAATTGCATGAGTAAATCAGAACTGATCAAAATGTTAGAATCGGTGGCATCAATTGCCACCCAAACGTCTGCTGGGATTAAAGCGATTAAGAACGAAAACGATTTTGACGCTTATTACTATGCGTGGCGAATTAAACAAATCCAACAGGAGATTGATGAAATCTGCTTTGAGATTCACAACCCATTAGATTAAATATGAAAACAAAAATTGCCGAAGTTAAAATTACATTGAGTCACGATGCCGCTTGCACTCTTTCTGTTAGTCCCCCAAAAGGGATAAAGGGTGACGACATTTATTTTAGCGAACACGATGGGGTAAAGGTCAGTGACCTTGCCCCTGCGTTCATGTGCCACTTGCCAAGAGGATCAACGATTGAGTCTAATGGCATTGATAAGGCATGGGTTGCCTATTGGGACGACGATGCGTTGTCAGTTCTTGATGGGTGCGTGTTCAACATCCGCTTTGTTCAAGTGTTTGATGCTGACGGCAACGAACAGTGGTTGCGTAACTCAAGTTACGCCTATTAAGCCGCACAAAAATAAATCGAAAATAAATCAAAATAAATTTGACAACCTCGCATTAAATGCGAAAGTCCTCTCAGCAACCAATGGTTGGTTGCCCTTCTAAAAAACAAAAATATGCTAATTATCGCAAAAAACAAAGTGTCCCGTGACACTCTCTCGACCATCAAAACCCCTGCTGCAACGGACTCGTTTATGCCTGTCGCCCACCATGATCTGGTAGACAGAACTCGCAACGCAATCGCTCTTGCAGGATTATCAATCATTGAAGAAGAACACGCTCTTGCCCGTGATGGGCAACGGTACTTCGGTGGGTTCGCTTTGACAGGTGCTGACATCTCTGGTTCAGACCGTCAAATTGTGTTAGGCTTGCGTAATGCTCACGACAAGTCCTTCGCAGCATCCATCTGCGTTGGCAACAAAATGACGGTCTGCGACAACTTATGCTTCAGCAGTGACGTTAAGCTTGCTCGCAGACACACCGTCAATATTATGATGGACGTACCTCGCATCCTTAGTGATGCGGTTGGACGCATCACCTCCCATTGGGACGATATGGGCAAGCGTATTGAGTCCTACCAGCAAACCGAAATCAACCGTGACCGTGCAGCGGATTTGATCATCGACTTGGTGGATGCCAAGGCATTCCCTAGCAGCAAAATTTACTCTGCTGTGCAGGAGTTCCGCAACCCCCGCCATGAGGAGTTCAAGGGTGGCACTCTCTGGAGTCTCTACAACAGCATCACTGAGAACCTCAAGGGAGGTGACCTTGCTCGCCTCCCGTACCGCACGATGACAACGCAGTCGATCTTCGACCGTGTTAGCGGTCATCGTAGCGAGTTGACGCTCGCAGTGTAACAAGTGACTTAGTGACGGGGTTCAAACCCCCGTCACGGTTGCCTCACGCTATAAAATTATGATTGAGTTTACCCGATTTGAGAAAGGGGATAAATGCCACATACAATGGTGGAACGACTGCGAACCATGCACCGTGGTCAAAGTCCTCAGCGACAAGAAGGTCATGGTCAGAATTGACCAATCCAGATTGTTAGTTCAACCCGTTTACAAATGGGGCAAGGGCAACACTGGGCAATGCATAAACCAGAGTGACATCACATGGGAGATTAAAGACAACCCTGTTGGCACATTGCTGCTCTTCAGTGTTAAGAAGCACAAGAATGGGTATTTTTGGACGCTTACAAACACCCCTGTGATTGCTCGCAACCAGTTAAAAAAAGGATGGAAAAGATATTATGATTACAATGATTAGACCAAAAATAAAAACGATAGGCAACGACTACGCAATCACTCACGCGATTGTTCAAGCGATTGCAAAACGGGACGAGATTAAAAAATTTAGCGTTTTAAATAAACGTGGATTTTCCTCGACCACCTTACAAAAAATTAAGAGATTCCTATCCCTTTAATGATGATGACAACAGATCAATGCATTGAAGATTTTCTCAACCTTGCGAAAAAAAGGTTGGTTGAACTTGATGCGGAAGAAATAAGCACCTTGGAAAAGAATCATCACAACATGGTGCTAACGGTGGCAGTTGCCACAATCCAAGAATTGCAAGCATACATTGCTTACAAGAAATGGTCGAGCAATAACTTGAATTAAACGCGAAAGAAACAAAATTATGACACAAGAAAAAGACGCAGGACAAAAAAGTAAGATTGTAGAGATGTTAGAGTACTACGCAGGATTGAGCGTTGACGATCTCAGAAAGTCTTTTGGCATACGACAAGCACCATTTACCCGTGAGGCAACTAGCGAGTGGGAAATGAATGATGATCAAATCAGCACCGTCAAAAGAATCCTAACCAGAATTGCCAGTGACTACTGAATTTGGAAAACGCTTTAAAGAAGCAAGGATAGCGGCGGGGTTGACCCAAAAAAAAGCAGCAGAGGTGCTTGGCTACACCAAGTCAAGCATTGAGAAGTTTGAGTATGGGAAAATTACCCCGCCCGAACGGTGGAGAGAGAGCATCATTTCTGGACTAAGAAAACAAACTAAATGCAAATAGATTATTATGGTTCCGCAACATCCCCCAATCCATCTGCAACCTGTGAACTTAATGACTTCCTAGATAGCGTTAAGAGCGATGAGTTTGCACCACAAGTGTTAGACATTCGTCGCCACCTCGCTGAAGGGAATAAGCTTGAGGCTGAGAACCTCAAGCGTCTTCTCCCTTGCCTTAGCCTTTCGGCTAAGGTGAGTGGCAGAAGAAAGAACGCTATGCAGGATCACCGAATGGTTCATTCTGGTCTGCTTCAGTTAGACATTGACCTCAAGGACAATCCTTCAACGACGATTGATGAGATCAAAGAGAAATTGAAAGAGGATGCCCATGTGGTCGCATTCTTCGACTCACCGTCTGGCAATGGCGTAAAAGGCATTGCTCGCATCCCTGCCAACCCACAGGGTCACAAGGATGCGTTCCTCTCTGCTGAGAAGCATTATGCAGCGTTGGGCATCGTCATTGACCAATCGTGCAAAGACCCCATCAGACTGTGTTTTGTATCGCATGACCCGAACCTGTGGAGACGAGATTTCAATGCGGTGCTGCCGTTGCCCGTGACGGTAACGCCAGTTGTTAGCCAGACATTGCTGGTTGCTCCGCAATCGGACATTACGTTGGCAGATTTGGCAGAGATGATTGCGGTTATCCCTCGCCAGAACTACGCGAACTGGTTGCAAATTTGCTCTGGTGCGTGGAACCATTTCGGCGAAGCGGCAACCCCGATTTTGCAAAGTCACTGGGGGGAAGAACGTGCGGGTGAGTACGCTGAGAAGTTTGCTCAAAGACTTGAGAAGTTTACTATTGGAACGGTTTGGATGTTCGCAACTCAGAACGGATGGAGTCCATCAAAGACTCTGAAGAGCAAGAAAGTAACTCCACAAGAACCAGAACCGTTAGAGACTGAGACTTCTTTTTTCACTGACCTTTCAGATTTTGAAGAACCAGCACCGATCAGTTTTGGTGCTGAAGATATTTTCTACGATGCTCCTAGTGGCAAGTACCTCGTTAAGAACGGCAAAAACTTTACGGTCTTTGGAAGAAAGAGTCCTGTTGCAACTGGAGTCTCTAGGCAAATTGCTGACCAGTTTTCTGATCCTCTTTTGCTTCGTGCGGAAGTTTCAAGAATCATTTCTAACAGAGAGTTGGATGGATGCGTCGAATGGTACGGGGTGATTGCTGGCAAGAGAAAAGGGTTGAGCAAAGACCATGACGGGAGAGCAATTCTAATTACTAGCGAAGCAGTACTACCAGTGCCAGCAGCAGGGGACTACGACATTATCCAGAGCATTTTGTTTCAAGCGTTCCCCGATCCGCAATCGTTGATCGTGTTCATCTCATGGTTGTCCACTCGCTACAACTGCGTCAGAAAGAACTGCCACATACCAGCACCCATGCTGGTTGTTGCTGGCGAGGTGAACTCTGGCAAGTCACTGCTCGCATGGATTGTTTCGCAAATGCTTGGTGGCAGGACTGCTAACCCGTACTCATCGTGGTCTGGTGGGGTGCTTTGGAATGATGACATAATAGGTTCCGAGTTGCTGCTGATAGATGACTGCGTTGGCACAACCGATATACGTTCCCGCAGATCGTTTGGGGCATCGTTTAAAGAAGCTATCTATCCGCATATTGTACAGTTGCGTAAACGTAATGTATCGGCTATATCTGTTAGACCAGTCTGGGCAGTAATGGTGTGCTGTAATAATACACCAGAGGCAATGCAAGTTATACCTCCGTTAGACAACGACCTGTCTGACAAGATCATTATCTTGCATTGCGAAAGCGTTAAGCTTACATATGATACCTCAACCCCAGAAGCTAGGGTAGCGTTCCAGAAGATCATTGCTACTGAGCTTCCACAGTTTGCACAAGAGTTGGTTGACTGGGTTATCCCTGCTGACCTCAAAGATAGCAGAAGCGGGGTTGCTGCGTGGCGAGACCCAGAATTGTCATCATCGTTGGATATGCACAGTCCATCTAACCGTCTGTTAGACCTTATAGCATCTTCGATGTGGGCAGACTTACCCAAGGAGTTTTCAGCATTGGACATTGAGTCTCGTCTAACTGATATCGGTTCTCCTGTTAGAGAACAAGCTAGACAGTTGTTCACTTGGTCTGGGGCTTGCGGATCGGCATTGAGCAAGCTTTGCAAGATCGAAAATTCGGGAGTCACCTTGTCTGGGGTTGACCGCAAGAACAAAACCAACAAGTATTGGATTTCCGTTATTTCATAAGGGAAAAATAAATTAAATAGTTGTAGACACTTAATTAAAACCAAGCATAATCACCTGCGTATGAAAGTAAAAGAACCCGTTATATGGGAGTCAATTGATTGGGGGAAGAAGACTAACGACATTGCTGCAGAGACTAAAGTCTCTGCACAGTACGTTTCAATCCAACGAAGAAAATACGCACCCGAAACCCTACGCAAAAAAAATATCCATAAAGATTCGGCGTGTTGCTATGTAGGATATCGTCGCAAGAAAGTAACACAATAATGTTCTTCGCCTCACGCAAACGGGAGAGGAACCCATTAGTGATTAAAAAGACTCTCAGTTCCGCAAGGTCTGACATATACAGTTACGACCATGAGAGACTCAAAGGCAACTACCACAGGATATATCCGACCTCTACAGACTACTTTGCATTAGTATGCATGGAACATAGGGTTGATAAATTTGCCCCAGCAATTGGCGAGGGTGTAATTATATCAGACAAGTTCCTAGAGGTACTCGACAACAAAATTAAATCTCAGTAAACAAACATTAAATAAACGTAATAACATGATATTAAAAGCAAATGGTGGCAAAGGGTTTATCCCCCACCCAGAAACAGATGGGTTAGTTAAAGCAGTGATTGTGGACGTAACTCCACAAAAACTGCAAGTTGGTAAACACGGTCCTCGACAAGTGTCGCAGATCGTATTTGAGACAGAAGTGTACGACGAAGAAAACGAAAGATTCTTCTGCGTTTGGGGACGTAGCTTTACTATGTCTTTGCACGAAAAGTCAGCACTTAAAAAGGAGGTCGAGCAAATCTACGGACGACCTCTTACTGACCTTGAGAAGAAGGGATGGGATACCGAAAGTCTTATTGGGTTCCCTGTTAAGCTTATGGTGCTGCACAACGGAGTGTACGCCAACGTATCTGTGATTGTCCCAGACAAGTCTGATGACCCCAAGGTTGCGTCTGGTAGCTACACCCGTGTAAAAGACCGCAAGACAGACGATGACGCTCAAGGTTGGAACGATGCCGAAGACCTAGTTGTCCACGTTGGCAAGCACAAGGGTACTGAAATTGGCAACCTAACTATGGAGGATGTGCAGAACCTAGTCACTCACTGGATTCCAACTGCCACTAATTCCCCAGAAGATGTGAAGTTGAAAGAAGCATTGCTGGAAGTGGTGGGCATTGCCTATTAAATAATTTCGGGACAAGTAAGAAGACATTGCACCAAAAACCGCAATCTAATGGCTTAGATTGTGGATCGTGGGGCAACAAAACATCGGGGCAATGTCGTAGTAAACATTGCCCCGATAATCCCTAACACAATATTATGAGTAACGATTGGAAGAAAGTTGTTTACGCCGCAGACTGCAAACAATGCGAATGCTGCGACGATTTGATCTGTCATGTTTGCAATGCCCATTATTCGGATTGCAATTGTTTTGGACCTCACCAAGAGGAACTTGATAGAATGACAATTGATGGGGTGCAATACGCTAGATATTGCGTAGATTTAAAAAACCCCATGACGTTGAATGTGGGATTAGGAATTGAGGTAAGGGATAAAAATAATGACCTTGTTGCTATCTCGTATCCCTTATTACCTACTATGACAATTCGCTTGAAAGACCCAGAAGAATGCGAATGCGGAAGACGCAAGATCAACCACTTCACGTTAGGTTTAATTTGCGAGGATTGCGAAATTAAATGGAAAGACCCGTATGAAAATTTCTGAAATACTAGCATTAAAGAAAGCGAATGCCGCTTCGACAATTTTGAAGTTTGAGCCACTTGAAGTGGCAAAAGAACCAGTTGTTATTGAATCGCGTAGTTTGTCGCGTGAGGTGGGCGAGGGGATCGACACTACCCCCATCAACGCCTCTCACGCTGAAAGGCTATGGAACGTAGCGTTAAACTGTCTTGAGTCGCAGTTGTGCCTCATGCGTGATCCAAAAGAACCAGAGGTCATCTGGATAGCGATACGACCCTCAACCCCAGATAACTGGGAACCTATCCTCCTGCACAAGTTGCCGTACTCCCTGTACAACCATCCCCGTCACGTTCACCCAGAGGACTCACCGTTTTGAAAACGCCTAAAGCAAAGAAATACATTTACGCTATTAAGAGCGATTTGGAACTGACCAAGGGAATGACCATCAGTTTTAGAGCAGACAATAGAAAAGAAGCAGACAAGTACGCAGCAAGCGAAATGCACATTTTTGGGGAAACGGCAAAAGCCGTATTTATAAAAGAAATATAATATGACAAATCAAATAATCGAATTAACTGGTAGCGGATATGAATTGACCATTACCGAAGCAGCAGAGGAGAGTAAGCGTGACCTCATTGTCGCGTCATCTCACATCAATCAAGTAACCAGCAACGACGAGTCTGGTGATGCGTCCTACTATGTGCGACAACTCGCACAAGTTCGCATTGCGGTCGAGAAGTCCAAGAAGGAAATCAAAGCACCCATCTTGGAAATTTCAAAAAGAATTGAAGAAGTTTCAAAAAATTACCTGTTTGAACTAGAAGAAGAGGAGCAAAGAATAAAAAAACTTATCTCCGATTACTCGCTAGAAGTTGCTCGCAAAAAGAGCGAGGCAATGAAAGTTGAGGCATCAATCTACGAAAACAACGCATCACAACAACAAAAGTTTAAAGCATCCACAGCAGTTGCTGAACTGAAGACCCCGCAGGGAGTTAGATTTATTTTTGATTTCCAAGTGCAGTCCATTGATCTGGTTTGGAAAAAATCACCAGAATTTGTGACGGCAACCATTAAACGGTCAATGGTTTTAGCTTGGTTAAAAGAATTGGAACAACAGGGTCTAACCGACGAAGAAATTATTGTTTTAGCTAACGGAATCGGGATCACGGTTTGCAAGATTCCCGTTGTCTCAACTGTCTAATGATTGTCTAATGATTGTCTAATGAGAGAGTCCCAGATAGAAAAAAGGGTAGTGGACTACGCAAAGCGTAATTCAGTTTTTACCTTAAAACTGTCTGGGCAAAATGACAGGGGCAAAGCAGACAGGATTTTTATGAAAAGGGGCAAAGCAATCTTTGTCGAGTTTAAAGCGTTGGGCAAACTCCCCACCAAATTACAGCAGAGGTTCCTAGAGAACCGCAGGGCAGATGGGTTTACCGCTGAGTCTGTGGATAACGAAACAAAAGGAATTGATCTTTTAGCTAAAGAGTTTGATTTATGACAACAGTAAAATTCACACCGTTCCCCTACCAACCAGCAATGATTGATTGGTGTTTAACCCGACACTCGTCTGCACTGTTTGTCAGTGCTGGCAAGGGCAAGACAGTCTGCACTCTCTCAATACTAACTAGCCTCTTCTCTAGAGGCGAGATCAAAGGGGTGCTGATCGTCGCTCCGCTACGGGTCTGCTCGATTACATGGGTGACGCAAGTCCAGAAATGGGAGCATTCCTGCCACCTCAAGGTTGCTCAGTTGCGTAGCAAGGAGGGGATGCAAGCGTGGGAAGACCAGTCTGCTGACATCTATTTGATTAACTCAGAGCAGTTGATTTCCAAATCGGAGTTCTTGTTCAAACGTAAGTCACTGCCAGTTGATTGCATTGTCATTGACGAGATAAGTCTGGCGAAAAATCCCAAGAGCAAACGGTTTGCTAAGTTAAAAAACGTCCTGCCTTTATTCAAATACAGAATTGGTCTGACAGGCACTCCAGTTCCAAACGACTATTTGGATTTGTACGGTCAGATCAGATTGTTAGATGACGGCAAGCGTCTAGGCAAGACGTACTTTGAATACCGCAGACGGTACTTCTATCAAGCGGATTATATGGGGTACACATACAAGTTGCTCCCTAACGCAAAGGAGAAGATTGATGAAATTCTAAGTGACCTGTGTTTAGTAATACAGGGAGACGGCAGTGACTTGCCGTCATCGTCTGTCATTGACATACTTGTCAATATGCCTAGAGACGCACAGAAGGTTTACAACGAACTAGAAAAAGAACTTTTGGTTGAGGTTGCCAGCACTGAGATTGTTGCTCTAACCGCAGCAACTTTGTGCGGAAAGCTTCGGCAAGTTCTGGGAGGTGCGGTCTACGATGAGGACAAGAACGTCATCTTCGTTCACGATGCCAAGATTGAAGCGTTGAAGAAGATCAGAGAGAGGCACAAACTAGAACCAATGCTTATTCTTACTTCGTTTAAGCATGAGTCAAAGCGGATTCTAGCTACCATTGAGGGTTCCGAAATGTTTGACGAACGCAGGATGGACGATTGGATGAGTGGCAAAATCCATACTTGGGTAGCAGACCCCAGATCATTGTCGCACGGCATTGACGGGTTACAGACTGCTGGCAGGATAGCAGTCTGGTACTCACTGACCTATAGCAACGAGACGTATATGCAAACAAACGCCAGACTCATACGAATTGGACAAGCTGCAAGCACTATCATTTACCGCATCATTTGTCCGAACACTTTGGACGATGCGATTGCAGAAACTTTGAGGGACAAGACAAACACGCAAAGCGGATTACTTTCCGCTCTAACTGCATTACAAAAAATACGACAAATAAAATGAACAGGACAAACGTACATGAATACCTACCGTTGGTGCAAGCATTAGTAGATGGCAAAACGCTTCAATACTCAAAAAAAACGACATCTGGTCAAGAATGGAGTGATTATGAAAATGACGACGAATTTAGTTTTACGTCTCCTCCAGAAAGTTATCGCATCAAGCCCGAACCTCGCACGTTTGAGATGTGGCTTACTCCAACAGGGTGTATGCATACATTATTATCTAACCAATTTAACATTCCTTGGAAAATAAGCGATTGCGAACGCATCACTGTGCAGGAGGTGCTGAAGTGAAAATTACGCTTGAGCTATGGGATGACCAATCTTCATTAAATGAAGACATTGATACGTCTATGTGGATTTTTAAACTTGATGGCAAAGAATTTGCGACATTGAAGAAATGGTATATCCAACATTATGACTGACACACCAGAAACGGATCACCTCGAAAACAATTTAGGCAACGCTGCACACCCTACATTATTGTTTTTTTGCCGCAAACTAGAACGCGAACGGGACAGGCTAGCAGAGGCAAACCATAGCCTTGCTGTTATGCTGGAGGACGAACGAAAAGAACGAGATATGTACCAATATCAAGCCGATTTTTTCCTTGAGCAATGGGGAAAAACACAAGAGCGAATGTTTAAAGCCTTTGGTAGCAAAACAATAAAACAATAAATGAATGAGTTACATCTATTTGCTGGATGCGGAGGAGGCATTCTTGGGGGAGTCCTTCTTGGACATACCACCGTCTGTGCTGTTGAGATTGAACCTTACTGTCAAAAAGTCCTGTTGCAACGACAACGAGACGGAATACTCCCAAGGTTCCCTATTTGGGACGATGTTACTACCTTTGACGGAACCCCGTGGAGAGGAAAAGTTGATGTGGTTTGCGGGGGATTTCCCTGTACTGACATCTCAAGAGCAGGGGCAGGAGAAGGAATTGACGGGGACGAAAGCGGATTATGGACTGAGATGGCAAGGATCATTAGCGAGGTTAGACCTCGCTACATATTCGTGGAAAACTCCGCAATGCTTATTGTTCGAGGACTCGACAGAATCCTTGCAGACATTTCCGCGATGGGGTATGATATTAGATGGGGAATTATCGGAGCTAGCTTTTGTGGTTACGACCACCAGAGAAATAGATTGTGGATTGTTGCCGACTCCAATAGCAACGGATTGGAAGGGAGGGACTACCTCGAAACGAAAAGACAATGGCAAGCTAAGATTCGATCAGTGGCGGGACTATGTAAAACTCAAATACGGGATGACATACCCGCACCCAACGCATTCGGAATTGCGAATGGGATTCCCTCAAGGATGGACAGACTTAAAGCAATTGGAAATGGACAAGTTCCAGCAGTGGCAGCAATCGCATTCAGAACTCTTTCCGATTAAACCGTCAATTTGATACCCTCTTTAATATGGTTAGACCATTATTGTTGATGTATCTTTTTTCAAGAATCCAATTTGGATCGGACAAAACAAACTCTTCTATTGCTGCCCACAATCCATGTTTTTCCGAATTGGAGCAATCACCGTAAAGTTCCTCATCAACAAACTCATACGTTGTTGTATCGTGTAAAACTATGTACTTAGCAACATTTTGCGAATGCAGACTAAGCTCGCTTTTCAATTGCTGGTAGCAATGCCAAGTATCAATAAAAAGCAAATCTGTTTTCTCAATTTCTATGTCTAATGTGCTTGCTTGAACAAACTTAAAATCAATTCCGTTTTCCTTTGAAAACTCAATAATTTTGCTAAGATTGTTTTGCCCTTTAGCAGAGCATGGGTATTTTATATCAATAGAAATTAAAGTTTTCGGTTTAGCTAGAACAAGAGCAAATGTGGAAACTACGTTTCGCATTCCCATTTCCGTAATATGATTACATTTTTCTGAGTATTCTCTTAAAGTATGGAGATGCTCGTTAATGTCTGAAAATTCATTAACTATTTTACGATAATGACTTTCCATTTCTTGGTTCATTTTTTCAATATTCATAAATTAAACCATCACCTTGATGACGCTACGGATGGATGACGCTTTGCGTTTCTTCGCCAGCACTGCTCCACCCTCTCTTGACCCCTGCCCGTCTGTGTTGCCCTCAATTGTAGAGACGTAACCGTCTTCGCATATTCCACTGGTAGCTATGCCTATGTGGCTAAATTTGAAGATCACAATGTCACCAGCAGCAATGTTATTGTTGTGCGGTTTCTTTAGTAGCACCGACCGATCACGATCTAAGCACCATGCCTCAAACCCCCAAGCACTTGCTGTCTTGGGGCGAGAAAACGTGTACTGACCACCCCTCATGCCTTCGCGGAACAACCAGCAGACAAATGCCGCACACCATGCCCAATCCTTGGTTGGGTCTAGCCAAGTCGCAGACTTGTACTCGTTTACGCGAACACCGCAGTTTGTACCGTCAACCTCCTCAACGCCAATTTCCCCTTTGGCAAGATCAACTAACCGTTGAGAAAGTTTTGTCATTTTGCAGACGAGAACCCAATTTGGACTTCTTGAGTCAATGGGGAATATTTAATCGTACCGTTCTTGTTGCTGAATTCAAAGACTCCCTCTTGAGGTACGCAGGAAGTCATAATGACTACGCATACAAAAGCAATTGCTCCTAGAGCAACGAAGGTAAATATGCTAGTAGAAACTACTAAGAAATTGATGAGTTTCATATTGATGGGTCTTGGTCTTTTGCTAAGAATCCTAACACGGCAAGTGCCACTGGTAATGCCCAAGTCTTCCAATCCTCGATTGAGTGACCTTGTTGAACAATGTTCTGTATAGCCGCACAAGCAGCAGCAAGTAATCCTACAATTGTTGTGTTCATGTTATTTTAGGTTTTGTCTGATGATTGAGATTGCTGAAAGGACAGAAACTATAATTGACAAAATCAAAGCGGTAAGTTGTATCGTTGGGTTTAGTATTGCCGTTTCTGACGTTGCTATGCCTAAAAGTGGGGTAAAAATCCCAGCGATTGCTTTTGTTGCGAAATTCAAATTGTCAAAAGGGTTCATGGATTGGCTAAGTTGATTATGTTTTCAATTGGGACGTAACCTTCAGCGGATTGAAACACTGTACCGACAAGGACAATGCCGTAACCCCCAAGATTGTTTTCATTAACGTAGCATAAATTAGCGTCTTTTACTGCATCCCCCGTAACTCCTGTTGCGGTTATAGAGTTTAGACTGATGGCAAGATCATTCACCAAACTGATCTCTTGCACATACTTCGCGGAGTTCGCGTTTAGGTATGCAATCATCTCATCGTGAGGTAATCTCTTCCAAAACATCTCTTCCCTACTAACTAGGTATTTAGCAAAATTCTGGACTGACTCAAATAACAGATCGTGCATTTGTGGTGGAAAATTATTGTTGTTAGACTAAGAAGTCAAGCTTCCTTTTTTTCGTAATCATGGTTGATTACCCCGTCATTTTCTTTGGTGGTTTTCTCTCCTGCTGAGTGGGAAAACCAAGGAATGTGCCATTGCCGCAAGTGTCCTTGGCACTCCCCAGAAGTCTCATGCCCTGTGACGATGTGGACGTATTCACCTGTTTTATTTTTGCTTTTTCTGACAACGTGGTCACAAGGACAATGCGGGATGCAAGCAATTAAGATGTTAGCGGGATGCCACCGTCTGAAGTTGATGTACAGGTCTTCAGTCCCTCTGCCATCGTAACCCGTCCAATCGCACAACCCCAGTGCTTCCTTGTTCATCATGGTGCATCCGCACCCAATCCAGTCAACAGGGACAATAGCACCCTTGCCGATAGCGGGGTAAGCGTTGTCAAACCAACCTCTTTTCTTCCACTTTTTAGAGTTGAGGTAAAACACGTTACCCTTTAGCGGAGAACTTTTGATTTCCTCATCCAGTGCTTTGATGGCAACCTCATTCTTTTTATGGTCTTTGCAAAGCAACTTCATCTTGTGAAGCATTCCTTTCTTCAACTTGCGTTCTTCGGGGTAGAAGCATGGCAGGATGGGTTGCTGCGGAGTGCCTCGCCCACCAAGGAACGGACCTCCACCGTGGGACGGGTAAGGGCAGAAGGATACTCCGTAGTACCCGTTGTCGAACAGCAGCATATCGAGCATACAACGGATGGAATTTGAGGGTGGCAGCACATCGGAGTCTAGAGACAAGCAGTAGTCAGCACCCCACCCGATTGCCCTCAGACAAGCAGCAGTTCTCATCTGAGCAATTAAGAGTTGAGCATCCTCTTTGTAGTTCTCTAGCCCAAGGTTGTATTTTGCGTTTTCAATGCACTCTACGGAGGCAAGTGGCAATGCGTCCGAATAGAAGTTTAACGCCGACTGCACCTCTTTCTGGTTGTCTGTGACGACCATGATAAGCAAGTCTGTTACTTTGTGCGTGTTCACGCTCAACGCTTGCACGATCCTCCTTGCTTGAGTTTCTAGAGCGTGGGCATAGCCTGTAGTGGCGACTGTGTATATTGCTAATTTCATAAAAAGTTGAGTTAATAAGATGCTGGGGGGATGTACTTAAATGTCGAGACGATGTGATCCCCGAAATCATTACCATAGCTTTGGTAGCTTCTTGCAAAAGAGATAATCGGTTGGGCAAGGAAAGCAAACGGTTTTCCATTTGTAACCACAAAAGAAATTTGTCCATTTGAATTGCTTGTAGAAAACGATCCAGAACTTGATGCCCCAGAATTACCAGTTGTTTGATATGTTAAATCAACCGCACCAGCAGGAAAATTAACGGACACAGGTGTTGGCATATTGCTGGTGTTAATGTCACAATACCCTGTTGAAAATCCGTTACCCATACCTATTAACGATATAGGTTTTACCGTAATAAAATCGCCAGTAATCGCTCCAACAGTTGATAGCACATAAGTTGCTTTGTTAACGGTATATCTTGAAGTAGTGGTGTTTTTAGATGCTGAAGTAGCACCTTTAAATACTTTGTAAGAAGGGAAATTTGTTGAAGTTGACGTTGTTGCAGTCCACCAAACCTTAATAGATGCTGGACTACCTATTGACGAGACGCTTCCCAAGTAACTAATCAATGCCGCATTTAGTGGCTTTATTGTCCACGATGAAGGGATGCTGTCTGGGAAATAAGTAACATGATCGAAAAATTCTGCGGTAGGAAGATGACTTGTCGCAAGCACATCTTGACTGTTAAACGTCCCCCCGCTAATCATGCTAATAACGGCAGACTTTGCAACATTTATGCCTGTTACGTTCTGACTTGCGTTGTACGAGTTTGCCGCACCAGCATATCCTATGGGCAAGCATGAATGCACGATCTCACACGCAGACGCAAATTCAGTTGTTGCTGCAAGTGTTACTAATTGCATTCTGAAATTTGTTTTATGCGTGTACGAACAACCGTCAGAAATGCCATTTAAATAAGTACGTCCTCCAGAATCAGTTTCACCGTATGTATATAAATTTCCCAAAACAACGGGGGTTACAACATCCATTGCTATTGTCGTATCCTTGAGGTAAGTAAGTGTACTTGTCTTTCTTATGCTTCCAACAAAAGATTGACCCGTTCCAGTTCCGCTTAAACAACTTACATAAGAAGCTACTAGATGAGTTCTTGTTGCCTCGCCTCTTTCTTGAACTGCAATTTCTGTTGTGTATGTTGCATCTTGGTAAAACATTTTTGTTCCCGTGCCTTCGGGAGCAAATCCCAACCACCCTACAGTTTGAGTTTTACTCGTATAATACAAAACTGCATTAGTTGGGTAAGAATATCCCCATTCAAACTCAGTATGCGAAAAGGAAATTTCCGAATAAGATGGAGTGGTTCCAACAGCAGGATAATTAACGGCATATGACCCAACCCCAGAAAAACTAACATTTGTTGTGTATTTTTCTTCGTAAAAAGTTGAGTCATTGCCAGTTTTAGTTTTTGATACTGTTCCAATTTTAGTGTAAAGACTCCTTGTGGTTACTGTATCTGTACCTGTGCCATTAGTTACCCCAACGGAAAACTTTGATTGAGAAACAAATTTTATTAAATCGTTTCTTTCGGAAACCAAGAAAACTTGATTGTCTTGAAACGTAAACATGGGTGCAGTTTGCAACCCAAACAAATCTGTAAATTTGCCAGTGACTGTAGCGTCTACCCCAACTGCTGCTGACAACGTGTAGGCAGCACCACCATTTAAATAATTTGATCCTCCAATGTTTGCGTTATTAAAAACAATAGTGTCTCTTAAATAATTACTGCCTCCAAATAGTCTAAGTGTGTCTGTATAGGTGTAATCGGAATATTCCGTAAACGTATCTTCTGAAGTTCTATTATAAGAATAATTCTGATTGGAGTTAATTGTTTTGGTTGTCGAAGTTGTGTTTCTAGGCAACGACGACATTATTTTGTTCCAGTAAGTAGTAGTAGTAGACGTTTTTGTTTGATTTGCATTTGTCCAAGCAGTTTGTGTGCTAGTGCTGCTGCTGGTTGACCAATACGGGAAATCAAAACTTCCGCTAGAAACTATTACTGTGTTGCTTTGATATGCCGTAACAGTGTCAAAACTGACATAAGTTCTTAATGTTTCGTATGTATAAGTAGAAGATGCGGAATAACCATTATCGTCATACGATGATGAGGTATCTGCATAACGAGAACTTCCATATTCAGAAGCTTCGTCATTATAAGGAGGGTCTACTGTATCATAGTTAGAATAATGACTTGAAGCATATTGATTGAATGAAGTGCTTGATGAAGTATAGTAAACATTATCAACACGGGAATACGATCTAGTATCTAAACTGCTATCTGAATAACTATTAGAAGAACTTGCTGCCGTATTTGTGCCAGATAAATGACTTTCTGCTGTAAATTTGTATGTGGAAATGCTATTCACCCATGACCCATACTTTTCGGCAGCAACAGATTCTCTGTTTGTTACATACGAATCCATTAGTCAATGCCCCACCTATAATAACGTGAGTAAGGTTCAGACCCAACCGCAGGACTAGCCTTGCTCTCTTTAAATACTTCAGTTGGAGTCAACTGTAAGTTCTGAGTGACAATCATTCGTTTCACTTGGAAATCAAAAACCCCAAGCAAGATTTTAAACGTGGTTGGGGGAGTGTCCTTTGTGACGTAATCAGTTGTGACTTCGTTCGTTGTTGGCATGGAGATAACAACTCCTGTTATCTGACCTAGCGAACTTGTTATTGTCAGCAATGGGTAATACTTAGGTGGACTTGACCCTGCGGTAATGCTAAACTTGTTTTCCCAGTTAGATGCACCAACTCCGTTGACCGTTCCAAAATTCAGATAAGCCTTCCACCCACCATCCTCATAAGCAATGATAGGAGTCCACGGTGGGTCTGCCGTGATGACTGCTGCCGTCCTGCGGATGATAGCAGACGAGGTGCTGCCAGCATTGCCTTGGGACGTTCTAGTGCCTGTTGAGAACCCCAATTTTGCACTAATAATGCCCTTTGTAAGCAAATTCATGTTCCCCGCCTTCAATTGTAATGAAGCAAGCTTGTTAGGGTCAAAATCGGGTAAGCTTTTCATGCGTTTTCGTATAAGTCCTCGTCCCAAGAAGTAATCCCCGAAAGTTGGTACTCTTCAGAAATTGAAACTACTCCTGCTTGTTTACTCCAAGACACTGCCATTAGCAAGTACGATTGGTTCTCTGGTGGTGACGGTGCTGGACTTGGCAAACTTTTAAATATCTTGCCGATTTTGCTAATCAAAGCGTTGCTTGGAGGGTCTGGACTAACGTAACTTTTCTTATACGTTGCCCCAGACCTGTAATAACTCTCAACTCCTTTTCTTTTTTTAAGGAATAACTCAGTGCAAAGTGCGGATGGTTGATCGGGACCGTTTTTGCCTTGGATCAAAGGAGGTAATCCTGTGCAGTTTCTCAGTGCTAGCTCAATGGCATCGTGGTCAAATTTGGTTACTGGAGGGTCATCGAAAGGGATGGCATAGCGAGGATGTGTCCCAATTGGTGCTTCCGCAACATTCCTTTGGAAATCATGCTGGGCTAGCTTTTCTGGGTCATTATCATACACCCCAAGGTAGGTTACAGTAACCGCAGAAATATTTCCCGCCTCTTGGTTCATCTCCATCTCATAAGCTAGCATATCCTTGTAATCGGGATCGGGATGTACTGTTAAATGAGCAGGTATCTGTATATCATCTACATCATTTAGAATTTTATAAGTCAACGATGTTGAGGCACTCCCGTCTGGAGCAACCGACAAAGGCATCTCGACTTGATAGACATTTGACCTTTTTCCTATTTTTATCGTTGGCATTGTTATTTAGGATAAATTTGTTCGTCCCATCCACCTACTCCAGAAAGAAGGTATTCTTCAGTAACTATGATAACTCCTGCTTGTTTAACCCAAGAGACTCCCATCAATAAATAGGTTTGACCAGAAGGAGGATTGACCCCGCTAGATACTGATGAGTCTGTATCAACAGTTAATTGTTGTTTTCCTACTCTAGCAATCAAAGAATCAGATGGGGGAGTACGTTTGCAGTACATTTTCTTTAATGTCATTCCGCACCTATAATAGCTTTCAACCCCTTTTCTTTTTTTCTCAAAAAGTTCAATAGCTTTTGCACTTATTGGTCCCATTCCCCCAATGCCGTCTGTTGAAACAACAGGGGGCAATCCTGTGCAGTTTTGAATTGCTAGCTCAATTGCATCAATCTCAAATTTACTGACTGCTGGATTATCTGGCGGGAGTGAATAACGAGGGTGAGTTTCTAGCGGTGCTTCAGACAGACTTCCAGAAAACTCATACTGGGCAAGTTGCTCTGCCCGTTGATCGGTTACAATGACTCCCCTGTAGGTAGTTGAGACGCTACAGATACCACCGTTTTCTGCCGTTAAGTTTGAATCAAAAGAAAGCAATGAGGGGTAAAACGGATGTTGTTGCAATGGTTTTACGGGAAAAGCAAAAGCCGATCCTATCTTGCATTTGTAGGTAAGCGTTGCCTGTGCGGAACCGTCTGGGTTTATCTGTAACGGTCTTTCCGTTTGATAAACCCTTGTATCCAAGCTTCCCCGAATAATAGCAGGAGTGACTACGCTTATGTATTTCATCGTCCCATTGTTGCTGTTTTAGCCGAACCCCTAGTGTTGTCTGCGATTGCTTGCTGGATAACCAGTTGTTGTCTATTGGTTTTTAAAATGTCCACTTGCGTCCTTTCAGCAATAGACATTCCAACTCTGACAAAGTTCCCGCCACCACCTACTTTTGCCAATGAGTCAGCAATCACCTTGCCAGTTCCACCTGCGGAGTCAGTGGCAGACGGTGGTTTGTCTTTGCCTTTTGTTACTGCGGCAATCATATCTTTGCCCTTGGCTTGCCCAGCTTCTAACAAACCCTTCAAAGTGTCTTTTAAAGCTTGTGTAGGATTGTCCGAATCTTTGAACATATCATCCTTTTTGAACTCTAGCTTATCGGGCTTTTCATTAAATTTCTTTGCGATGTTGTCAAAGACTTTGCCTACTCCCGTTCCCTTTAGTAATTCGTCTCCCGCATTAGAAAACTTTCCTTTGTCTGCAATTCCCTTTCCAATATCAGCAAAAGACCGTCCTGTATCTTTTAATCCGTGCTTATTGACAAAATCATTGATGTCACCATAACTAGTATCGGTTTTTTGCATCAATTCTACCCTGTCAACAACTTTCCTGTTGTTTTCCAAACCAAGTGCTGCTTTTGCTGCTTCTATAGGATGGGCTAAGTCTTCCCCCATTTGCTTGAATGAAGTAGCTATGTTATTTACAACGAAAACCAAGTAGTCACTTAATGCTTTTCCTGCCATTAACATAGCTTTCATAAATATATTCCCTGCGTTAAGAACTATATTAACAAGGACTTTTCCTATTGCTAACATGATTGCGTTTAAAGTGTTTAACGTAAATTGAGTGACATGGGCAGCAATGCCTAAAAGAACGTCTCCAATTGATGGTAGTGCCGCTTTAAATGCTGTAAAATATTCCATGACTACACCCATTGCTTTGGAAATTATAGGAGGAAGCTCAATCCTTAAAAAATCCATTGCGTATTTTAGTCCCCCCACAAGGTAGTTTATTCCTTCTTGGAAAGCGACAATGACCCCTATCTTTAATGTCTCCATCATTGTGCCGTTGCCAAACAACCCAAGCAAGATTTCTGCTGCCCCTGCAATAGATGCTCCAAACGAAGCACCCACTTCAGCAAGGTCTATAGAGTTCAGCAGTTCCAATGCCGCTAACAACGGCATTTGGAACTGCTCAACCATTGCCATGAAGAACGTGCGAAGCTTACTCCCGATTGACTCTAGGACGTTCCAGACTTGTTGAAGAACCTTTGCAGACCTAGTGAGAATGTCCGCTTGAGAACCGTAGTCCTCTGCTGCACTTTTTAATGCTTTTGAGTAGTTTTCAGACCCCCCAAAGATTTCGGCAATATTGCGTCCTTCGTCAATAAACTCCTTCATCTTGCCCCGTGCTTCTTCCGCACCAAAACCTGCTTGCTCTAAGGCTTTTTGGGCAATGAGAAGCTTGCCAGCATCCATTTGACCCATCTTCATGCCAGCAACTGACATCTCTTTTGAGAAAGTAATAGCATCGGCAATGCCGTCCTTTAAAAACGATCCAACTTTGTACGCCGCAAACACTCCCGCCAATCCAACGAGAGTTCGCTTGACCGCTTTAATCGCTTCGTCAAAACCAGATATGTTTAGATCAAGATAACCTGTTGCTTTTGCTGACATTTTTAAATATTGTTAGATTCTTGTAATCCTGTCTGCTAGTTTGTTTAGCTTTGCTTTGAATCGGGCTTTTGTGCTAGAAGAAACACTTTCGCTAATTTTAGTCCTGTCATCAACTTTCAAAGATTCTGCTGCAAAGTTTGCGTAATGGATTCGTATACCAAATCTTCTTTCGGTGACAGATGTAATTTTCCATTTCCTTGCGAACGTAAAACGTGAACGGATTCTTCGTTTTAATTCCTTTGCAGGAGATACTCCCGTTTTGCGTTTAAGCCTATACCCTAGTGAAGTGGCAACATTTACCAGTTTTTCAACTGAGGGGGTTATCTTTCTAGACTCAGATTTTAACTTTCTAAGAAAGAACCCTGCTTGCTCTGTTGCCATGTCCTTGCCGTGCTTAGACGCATCATCCTGCATTTTTTCAAATGCTCGCTCTAACCCAGAAATGTCTAGCCTCAGTCTCATTGTATTTCCTCAGTCTTTACCCCCTGCATAACCATGAATGAATGGGCATATGCGTTACCTCTAGCTAGCGGAAGTTCCCACAGGATAAAATGCTCTGACCACCCCGTATAGCGAGCGATCAAAGCAACGTATCCTGCTGCTTGAGGTGGGGTTACAAGTTTCCCAATGGGTCATAGGTTCCATCCTCCTCGATAGGTCTTGCTTGGTTGCTGTCTGAATGAGAAATCATCTCAGAGACAATTGTCGCACCTTCCGTAAAGTCATCAGTACCAAACTGGATTTTGTTCATCCAACGGTCTACCTTCTCGTCAAACTTGGACGGGTCGCGTCTAGCTTTCCGCAAATCTGCTTCGTCGCAAATACACCCGTAGAGGAATGCTGCTACATCAGTGGGACCGAAATTATCCCGATTGATAACGCTTAGTAAGTTTGACTTCCTTGCGTAAGTAAGTGGTGGCAGTTCGATGCCCTTGAATTCCCATGTTTTTGTCATGGAGTCTTCTTTTTCTTCTTCTGGCGATTTGGTTCTTTTTTTCATATTAGTTTCTTAAATTTGTTTTTTAACTCTTCGCTTGCCCGTTCGCTAATTAGCAACGTCTTGTTGCCAATGTTGATTATTTTAACGGGTTGCACATTGTGCTTAATTTCAGAAAGGTAAGACTCTCTGTTCTCAAGCACTCCCTTCATCCAATACAATGGATGTTCTTTATCTAGAGCAAACTCTTCCCAATTTCTAGCTTTGTTATATGCCTTGATAAAACCAATAGCTTCTTCTTCTTTGCTTGGTTCGCTGCATTCAAACCAAAACTTAAATTGACTAGTTTTAACATTGTTAGGGTATGTAATATCGCAAGTTACTGGATCGGATGTCCTTCGTTTTACTCCTAGAGAAACGAGAATTGCCGCTAACTTCATATCTGTCACATAGATGTCTGTCATAAATTATTGTGCGTTTTTAAGTGGTAATTGCGAGATACCTTGTTGCATTAACAGAGATTTTTTGAAACTCCGTATTTGTTTTTGAAACTTCAACATCGTCAACATAAATCAATCCCGCAGTCATACCGTTATTATTAGTACTATTAGTTACTGCTAAAGCCACTCCTGCTGCTGGTGTTGATGATAATGCCCCAGTAGTTACCCCACTAAGAGAAATTGTTTGAGTTGGGTTGTAAAACGCAACTGCTACAATGTCCCCCGCAGCATCTCTAACACTGTTTTTTTCACGGCTTGTTTTTGCTGTGAAAGATTGAACAAGCATTCCTGCTTCAGCAGCAAGACCCCAAGTTGTTCCTGATGTACCGATAGTTATTACTGGCATAATTTTTGTTTGTTTTTGTGGTTTAATTGTCTAGTGCCATGCACGTTACGTCATAATTAAAATAATAAGTGAAAGATTTTTGATCGTTATCCACCTCTGTAGTCAGTTCTTTTTGTTCCCAACCGTGACAATGATAATTAGCAACCGTAGATAATACTGATGCGGTGTTATTATAGGCAAATTGATCTATCAAGTCAATCACTTGCTCTCTATAAGCGGGAGAAGTTTTCAGATTGCCGTCTGTATATTTTGCGTGAGTCTTAAAACAGATGGTTGCCGTTGTTTTAAATATGCCAGAACTAGGAGTAATTAAATTCTCAGCCTCTCCACACTCAACCAGAATGTACGGCATCGGAGGTTTTACATCTGCTTGATCGCTTATTAAAATTGGAATGGGCAGGAGTGTAGGTTGGGACAACACTTGCAAAGATAGAATGTTTACATTAGCGGGGCTTTTAGTAATCACCATTTTTACAACCGTGGCTTTTGTAACGCCACTTTTTAACATTGTCCCTGTCAAAAGCAATTCAATCCGTTGCTCAGATTGACTAATAATCTCAGATTTAGTTGCGGTAAAATCAAAGTCCCCACTTGGAGAATTTAGATTGAGAAAAAAAACTACCAGATTGCTGGTAAAATTAAATGTATCAATCAATACCACATCCGTATTAGTAGCCACCTCAGAAAAATCTCCTGTATGGACTGACGTTGTTCTGGGAGTGTCCCATTCAACTATTGTCGTTGCCAACGCAAGATTTAAATTATTTAGAGATGCTCCCCCACTCATTCCCAATACCCCAGTAGTAGTGTTATCAAGGAACGATTGTTGCAATGTTTCTCTGATTGCTTGTTCTGTTTGTCTTAGGATCATGGGTTTCTCACTTTCACAATTAGTTCAATCCCATCTGACGACTTAACGAACGAAAGGATTATCTTCTGCACCCCAGCTACCGTTATTAGCCCACCAATCACAACGGATGCTAGGCTTGAGGTTTTAAAATGAATGTTCTGGAAGTTGATGATCTCTTCGCCACCAAAAGACTCCAGTTCCTGCCCTATCAGATCATCAATCAGCACTGTATAAGTGACCGAATTGTAAACCACAGTTGATGAGAACGTGTTGGCATAGACGTTGGTTAAGTCTTGACCAAGGTAATAGGTGATGGATTGAACTGCCATAATAGTGCTAGCTAAAATTCCTTGCTTTGAAAACCTCTAAGCTTTTCTCTTTTTTGTCTGAATCATATTGTTTTTCGTATGTTTCATCAAAAGGAATGGCATTATTAAAGAGATGATGATTATGTTTGACGGTAATTTTATTGCGAGCATCAAGATAGGTCACCAATTTATTAGTTTCGTCTTTTATTGCTCTGATGTGGTTTTCATCATCTGAATAAAGAGTTGGGTAACTTCTTGGGAAAAAACCATTTTCCTCCGTTTCCCTTTCTTTTTTAATGTCCATATACGCTTTAGTCAGCACTAGCGTTGTGGGTCTTTCGCTATTTTGACCATCATTTACAATTACCGATACTGGTTGACTGCTATCAACTATTATCTGGTTCAAAGTATTGTCCCAATGCAGGTCTGGGTCTGTATCGTCAGCACCTTGAATAATGATGCTTCCCGTAGCTTCTCCTGCGGCAACGTCATAATTGCAGTTGCATCCCTCTAAATCAGTTACAGTGTGCTTAAACCCATCTAGAATGCCTACGCTAGTAACGTCTTCTTTATGTATTCCGAAAATGTACTCAACATTTTCTGGGTGTGCGGCTTTACTGAGCCAAGCATCTCTTGCAATTAGTGCTTGCATTTGCCTTTCTAAGGTAGCGTGGACAATTGTGAAAACTGGATAAAGAGGGTTTATGTTTTGCTTGAAATGCAAATCCGCATCTTCTCCCCTACCATTCTTTCTTAGGCATTGTCTGTAAAGTTCGTTGCTTCTCCAACCCCTCCAAAGTATTTCTTCGTTCCAAGTTATCGTTGACGGCAACGGAGTGGAAATCATTTTTTCACAAAGCACTAACGCTTCTGCATAGTTACCCCCTGCTAGTTTTTTTGTCACCTCGTAAGCAACTGCTTCTCTGCGATACGGGTAAATTTCTTTAGCTTTTTCTAGATAGTTATTTTCTTTATCACTCCAAATTGCTGACCATGTTAACAAGTAATAAAGTTGGGATTTAACCATTTCATTAGTTGTCCCAAAATCAATCAATGCAAAAAAAGCTTCTGCTGCTTGAAGGAAAAGTGGGGGATTGTTTTCAACTTTATACTGACTCGCAAGGTAATACAAATCGTTTGCTGTTTCGCCTAAACTTTCTATTAAAATATTTGAATTACGATTAGAAACTGGTTTTGGCAAGCATGAATGAACAAATGAGATTTCGCAGTGACTACCAATTTCGTTATTTGGAACAGTAAAGTATTCATGGACTTTTCGGTTCCATTTTACGTTTACTGAAGACTTGGCAAACCGTTCTCTTGGTACTAACTGAGTGCCATTCCCAATGTTATAAATGCAAGAAAACGCATCATGCGTTGTGGTTTTTACAACGTCTTTAATTATTTCTGCCGTTTCGATGGATATGCTATCATCAGCATCTGCCCAGAATACCCAATCGGAATCTTGTCTGGCAATGTTCCAAGACATCTGTCTCGCCTTGCCAAAATTGTCAACGTGAGGGAAGTCAACTTCGTTTTCGTAAATGTCTATAACATAGGGCATTCCTATGCTTTTGCAGACCGTTGCGATTATTTCGCAAGTCTTATCGGGGGTAGAGTTTCCCGTTGCTCTGACAAAAATCATTTTTGTCGCAACGTGCTTAAAAGAATGAATGAATTGTTCAATTCGTTCTTCTTCGTTTCCTACAATACAAGAGAGAGATATTTTCATATAAAAAGATAAACCCCCCCTTGTTTTTGACGACAAGAGAGGGTTCTTGAATTTTGATTAAGCGTATTGCGTAGTGATTAACTCACAAGCAGTTTCGTCAATGACCTTTTCCGCAACGTGTTGACGAACACGCAAGATATTACTTCTGCGTTCGTCACTGCGATAGGTTTCTGGAGTAAACAGACCAGTTGTGTCTTTCGACCACTGGATTGTGCGACCGACTCCTCCTGCTCCGTATTCACCACCAGCAATGCAAGCTACTGCGATTCTTGCTGGACTCCAAATAAAGGAACCACTGTAAGCTTGTCCTTTGTTGTTGGAATTGTACGGTGCTTTACCAATTAGAAGCTTCTCAACTCCAAGTGCTTTTGCAAGATCATCTTCACTAGGAAGCATACTTTGACCAGCACTTCTTGGGACAACACCGTAGATTTGGTTTTGCAATTTTGTCGAACGACGAAGACGTTGGAAAACATCAAACGACATGATTATGGCATTTGCAATAATTCCCTTTTTCAACAACCTTGCTTTTGCAAGGTCAATGTCACTTGCGGCATCAAAGGATGCTAATTGTGCATCAGTATAAGCAGTTGCTGAAGTGGTAGTATTGAACGTACTTGTATTGAATAATACTGCTGCAATTCGTGCTTCGTAAGAGATACGCAGTGAACGCTCAAGAAGCATTGCTTCCGTTGCTTCGATGTTCATAAACCGCTCAACTTCTGCTTCGTATGCGTCATCAATAACGCTTTCCAGACCGTATTCAACGGCATCGTATTGATCCGTATCGTACTTGCGGTTGACACGTTGGTAACCGTCTCCTGTTGCTCTTGCTACTGCATCTGCATTGAGCAGTTCAGCGTTTGCAAGGTTTGCTTTCATGTATATACCCCGCTTCACATCTTCGCTTTTAACTGGGAAAACTTGATCCCCGATAAAAAGCTTGTTGAAGTCTGAGTTGGCTTGTTGAACCAAAGCGTGAATATCGCTTCGTGGTGTTGCTTGACCGTTGGTGTATGGCATTTGATTAGTTTGTTAGTTGTTAGTTTTTCAATTTGGTTTTTATTTATATCTTATGCAATTGGACCTGCACCACCAATGTAAGCAAATTCGCCAATTGCTCCAACAGTTGTTGTTGTTAATGCTCTAAACAAAGTTGCCGTAGCAACAACTCCTCCAATTCCACCATTTGTAACCAAACTGTAATTGGTTCCTGCTGTACAAATAGATCCACTAACCGCAATCATAAATGTTCCAGAAGCACTAAGCATTTTGACGCTTGCGAAATTGCCAGCGACTGCGTCTTCTTGAAGAATCCCAATTGGACGACTGAGAAATGATGCTGCTGTAATTGCACCTACTGTAGTAACATCTACGCAACTGAATGCTCCAAGAGTTGTTGTTGCTCCCGAAAACAGAAAGGATTTGAATCCGTTATCATTTTGTGTCATTTTTTTATTTTAGTTAATTTTTGATTTCCATTACTTTAAATTGCGATGGGCAACATAAGCTTTTTTGTATTCTTCGTTAGAAGAAATTTGTGATAGGATGAATGCTTCTGCTTTGACTTTATCACCGTCAAAACGAGCAGTTTCACTTTTAACAATTTCCGAATAAGTCTTAACGGTTGGCGTAATGCCACCGACTCCCGAACGACCCAGAGATACTAGACCAAGCTTGCTGGAAAGCATCTTGATTGCTCTAGTAGCACCAAGTTCTGCCATCTTTGCTTGCTTCTCGTCTTCGTCTTCTTTAGTGGCATCTGGTTCTGCCATTTTCTTTGCGGGTTCCTTTTCTGGATCGACCGCAACAGGTTCTGGATCAACCTCTTCAGTTTTGCTGTCTTCGTAAGCAGAGAACTTCATGGCTAACTCTTCGTAGCATGATTTCATTTCTGCGTACATACTCGCAAGCTCAGTTGGCGTTGGCTCAACTGCCATTTCGTTTCCTTCTGGTTCTTTTTCCATTTGTTTTGTTTTTGTTTCTGATTTTGTTTGTGAAATCGAAAATAATGAACTGTTAGCAGCAGGGTCTGACACTAGAGCAACTGCAAGAATCTTTTCGCATCGTGCGAAAGCTTTTACACCGTCATTCTCATCCTTGCCTTCAAACTCCAGAGACATTCCCATGTGTTCTGGATTCTTTAACGCTATCTCTAACAACCGACCACGTTGCGGTTCGTTCTCATATATGTGAAAGTCTGCTAGAACTTTACTATTTGTCAAACTAAAATTATCTACCCAACCAATTGTAGAGAAAACTCCGCTACCATGATCGGCTTTTACCTTTACGCTTTCTAACATTTTGCAGTGATTGAACACCTGTAGCAAAGTTGTCTCGTCTACTGTTTCTTGACGACCTTTTCTATCAAAATGACCTTCCGCATCTCCTAGCTTGATTAGAGAAATGCTAGTGATCGTGCCATCTTGAGACACTGATGGTTTGGCTAAAGAGTAGAAATGTGAATGTGTAATTACCTCTGTCATTTTAGTTTTTCTTCCTCAATGTCTTTTGCTTCTTGTGCTTCGCGTTGTTCCTTTGCGACTTTCTCATCAATCCGTTTCTCACGCTTTGCCTTGTCAGCAATTGCTTTCGGAGTATCGGCAATCTCGCCTTGTTCTGGCAGGATGTTCTCTGTAGTTGAGTCCACCTTGGACTCTACGCTACTTGTAGCATCGGAAGTTGATTCGGATGTAACCACTGGTTTTGCGGGTCCGTTTCCAAAAATATCGACAACATTGATTTCGTACTTCTCTGCGGTCTTCTTCTTGATGGATGCCCACCGTGCCATGTCTTCCGCAACTGTCTCTGGGTCTTGTGCCACATCAACCCAATGCTTCATTGGGTTAAGCAGACCGTTCTGCCATAGGTTGACAGATGCCGAAGACTCCCTGCCAATGTCTGGTTGAGGGTGCGACAAGTAACCCCAACGACCCCTAGTAATTAGGGGTAATGTTTTGGTTGGGAATATACCCTTTGCAATCGCGTCAATAAGGAATGCGTTTTTGATACGGGTAGCGTGGACTGCGAGTACCCTCTGAGAACGCTGAAACTCAGCTTTTGCCATTTCGCTTTCTAGACGGGACGAGACTCCCCCCAGAGCAGAAGCATCTAGTGCAAACGAATACGGCAAATTGTACGACATAGCGACGAACTTTAGCAACAGTGTCATCAGTGCTTGTTCTTCGATAGATGGAGAGTTGCTGGACGGGAACTTAATGTCAGCACCTTGCTGCAAGTGGTTGATCTGACCGAACTCAATGTCTTGCTGCAAACCACCCGCATCCGAAGGAAATAAATTTGTTGCGTAAGCATCCATTGCCCCGCCACCAGAAACCGCACCGTTAGAATTGGTGAACACGGTCAACGCACTTGCAAGTTTTGCCTTACCCTTAACGTAGTCAATCATCTCGTACAGGTCACGCAAGTTCTGGATTGCAGTGGCAAGCACCGATACTCCACGGTACTGGTCGATCCGCATTGGGTCAGTTAGATGCACAAACTGTGATGCTGGAACATCAACTGGGTTTGTGTAGAACCCTGTTGTCTGGGTTCTGTGGAAAATTCTGAACGCTTCGATCTCACCGTACTCACCAATGCAGCATCCGCTAACGTAATCGTTAGAGACGACATTCTGGTAGACTCCCCCAATGCGGTCTGGTTCGATTGCTTGGATTTTCAGAGGCAAGCTTATTGCGTCCTCTTCACTCATCCCTAGCTCAAGACCCATGCGTTGGAATGCCCATCCGTAATCGCCAGATCGGTTGCAACCCATCATGCCGAACTCCATCATCTTGAAGAAATCAAAACGACCAGTAACGTCACAATGCGGAAATACTTCTTCGTTTAAGTACTCTTCAATGTCTGAGTCTAAAGCCGAATCTTTTGTTTGCGAGTGGTACGAAAGCGGAGAGACGTACATTGAGTACTTTCTGTTGAGCATCTTTGCAGGAGCAAAGTTCCTCTCCATATCCTCTGCTTCCCTCATCAACTGCAACCTGTCCCGCTGAACGTCAAACCCGTTGGGAGCCATGTTTGCTGGTGCAGAGTTTCTTTTTGAGGTGTGGGCAGCACCATCGTACCGAAACTCATGCAGCAACCTTTTTGCTGCCATTCTCTTAATGCCAGCAGTAGGACTGAGGGCAATAATTGCTTTGTCTAGGAATGATTGTTTAAAATCGTCCATTAACGAGAACCCCTTCCAATCGCACGGTTGAAGTTTGCCCTAATGTTCATCGACCTTGTGCCAGTTAGTAAACTCAATGCGTAATTTGCCTCTTGGAGCAAGTTTGCCGCTTCAGACATACTGGCAAAGGTAAATGACCGTCCTGCAATCGTATAACTGCTCCCCCGCACTGCTCCCGCAATGATTGCGTTCTTGCAAGCGGTCACAATGTCGTTCAAATCGGCTTGCCCAAGACCAACGAGTGTTTGCTTAATTGCCACAAGCCAATAGTGATAGAGTTTTGTTAGAAGGGCAAGAAAAATATTGCCAGATTTCTAAAATCGAGTCATGTTCTTTGTGTGCCTACCACATATTTACAGAGCAGACTTCCTAGCTTCAATGCTGGGAGTAAAGATGGTCTATTGGTTTTGAGGGGGACTAATCCAGCAAATCCGCAAAATGCTGTATATTTAGGCATTCGTGGTCTTACTGGTGGATTTTATTCATTAAAACAACAAACTACTTCAACTTATAATCTTGAATTGCTTGTTGGTGCTGCTGGTTTTACAACTTACCATTTTAAAACAGAAGGTGCTAATACTTGTCAATTATTAACACAGGGAACCAAGGCGATTGGCGACATTCGCATTGATGTTTTGCCAGTAGATGGAGACACTATTATAATAAATTCTGGATCAGTAGGAAAAACCTACAGGTTTAAAAACACGCTTGCTGCTGTCAACGATGTTAAAATTGGAGCGACTATTTCTGCAACTGTACTAAGCTTGAGAAAAGCAATCATGTTAAATGGTGCTGTTGGAACTGATTATTTTAGCGGGACAACTATCCATCCGATTTTCACTGCTGCTGAATACGGAGAAGTTCTTGTTATTGCCGATAAAATTGGTTGTTTAAGAGCGAATGGATACACGCTAACGGCATCTAACGGCACAAGGTTTTCCACTCGCACTCCCTCTGGTGGTGCTGACGGCATTTTGCTTGCCGAAACTAACGGAACAACAATAACCGAATTTAGGGATACGGAAACGTATATGCCTAAGAAGAGAAATTCGGATAGTACCAGTGTTGCATCCGATTACAATTATGCTCCGAATTTTTCTTTAGAATTAAAAGCAGAAGTACCACAAACCAAAAGCATTTTGATTTTTGGACCAGAAGCAGATGGTTTGTTTGGGGATGTGGTTATTGATTATTCTTATGATAATGTTAACTGGGTTAATATTACAAATAGTGCGTCTGATACCTTCTACAAAAGTATTATAGACGTTTCTTATGTCAATTATATAAGAATTACTTTTAGATTTGAATACGACCCGCCAGAAGAAGACACTTATCCACTAAGTCTTCTTAATGCCTACATAATAAGTACTTAAAAACATGGCTAAACAATCATTATCTTACACTCCGTCTCTGGTTACGGATTACATCCCTTATTCCAATATTTTTTTTGCAAGGATTGTTTATGCAGACGGAATTATCCCCGTAAGTAATGAGGGATCGGTTTCAATTGCTGTTTTAAACAGTCAAGACATTAGCACTGCTAATCTTACTAATGCTAATGTTTTTAAAAGAGAAATACAATACCTTAATGCCTGTGAGGTTCTTTTCACAACAACAAATGTATTTGCCGCAGGATACCTGTTAAAGGGGTACGTTAAAGGATTACAAAAATCTGCAAAGATTCAAATTATCGAAGAAGGAACTGCTGCATCTGGAGACATAAAATTTTCCGCTAACCCAGCTAATAGTACAACTTTAACTTTAGGTCTTACGACTTCAAATACTTATAAGACATATCGTTTTGTAAACACATTGAGTCAAGTTGGGGATGTTAAAATAGGAACAACTGCGGCAAACACGTTAGATAATTTAAGAAGGGCAATTAACAATGATGGAGTAGCAGGGACTAATTATGTTTCTGGAATTGGTGCAAACACTGTTTTTTCTGCTTCTATAACTGGGACAGTTTTAACTTATACAGACAGGATTAAATGTAAAAGAATTGAACCGTACTTTATTTCTGCTAGTAGTTATACTAATATTGTAATAAGGACTCCAATTGGAGGAGTGGACGGTGCATTATTGCTTGAAATACCTTCTGATAATTCTGTTGTTTCTTTTAAAGACACTTCTGTTAATAATATATCTCCTTTTAATTATTCCTTTGGTAAAAAAGAAACGTATTCTACTATTGAATCACTTTTTATTCCTTTATTAAATGCATCCGTTGAATCAATTTCTGAAGTTTTTTATTCAGATGATGTTAATTTTTATGGTTTTTCAGAACCTGCTGTTGTGGTTCAATTCGGACAAGTATTAGTTGCTTCTAGTTTTTGGGAAACAGATCATTATTATTTACCTTCTGGTTCCGATCTATACAGTATTATGATTGGACAATCTTCTAGAGAGATTAACCCGCCAACGCCAGTGACGGATTATCTTTTTATGCCAGTTGATGCTGTTAAAATTTCTTTGGATTTAGGCATATCAAAGAGTATCTGTTCTTTCTTCTCAGCAACTGCCTTTTACTGATCTGCGTCTTGCGTAGTATCCTCCATCTCTACTTCTTCTCCCCCCGACCACAGAATCTCCCGTATCCTGCCGTCCATCAACGCCGATACCAGTGCCATCTGGTCACAGTCAGTTAAGTGGTTGTCTTTTTTGGACTGTACCGCATACGTCCAGACTTTTTTGCCTGTCTTTTTCTCGATTGTTATCTTCTTGAACTCAACGGAGGTCTGTTTCTTGTACTCAGTAGAAATGTCTTGGGGCAACGTCCACCTGTAGTTGGTCATCCCGTTCTTTAACCTGTGCCACATATCCTTGATTGGGTTCTGACACCAGAAAAAGTACCTTGCTTGCCGTCTAATACCTCCCTTGCCTAGCCCAACGTGACCTACGTTTGGCGAAGAGAACGGGTAGTGCCGCACCATTCTTTTTACTTGATTACCTATGACTACGTTTTCGTGGTGCGGGAACGACTTTTTGTTAGTGCTGTCACCCCACAACCCTTGCCAACCGTATCTAACGCAAACCTCTTGGACTGCGGGAGTATCAAACGCAATGTCAACTAGCGTTCTTGACGGTTCGACCCCTAGCTTAATCCTCAGTTCTTCCAGTTCCTCCCAACTCGTTATTTTCCCTTCATCAATTAGTCTGCATTCTCCTACCCCAAATGACCGACAAACGTACCAACGGTGAGCCCCCTGCCCCAGAGACGCTTTTCCTGCTTGGTTGTCGATGGTTAGGAACCTTGCAATCTCTCCTTCATGCTCGTCTCGCTTCATGTAATTGCCCTTGCTCCGCTCAAAAGACACTTCTTCGTCTGAGTCAACGGGTGCTTCGTCCCATGCCATTGCCCGTCTCTTCTGAATGTAGTCTTTTAACGGTTCCGTTGCCCCTCTTCGTGCTGCAACCGTGGATTTTAGCTTCTCCATCAGAAGCTTGCTCAACGGGAAGTAGTGAACGCTTACCGCTTCCAAGTGAAAGCTTCTATGGTCAGACGCAGCATTTGGGTTCGTTGCAACGTACCGTCCCATCTGACTTTGCTTCCTCCGCGACTCTTCGTCCGTTGACCAATCCATCTCGCAATACTCGCAGTTGTACCTAACCGTTGGGATAATCTTCTGCCAGTTGTATTCTCCGTTTGCGTCTACCGTATCGTCATCAATTTTTGCCCTTAGACGGTCTTTGCTGTCAGTCATTGTTTGGAACTGGTTACAGTATGGGCATGGCACTTGCCAGACCTCGCAACTCCCCGAATTAAAAGCATCATCGGACTCGTCTCCCATAATCGACCCAGTAGAAAGCGTTAATATTTTGTAGTTTCTTACACCCTCGACCCGTTTTTCAAATGCGGTCATCATACCAGCACCGTAAAGGTGAGGTTCCTCCATTGTTAGATATTTAACCCGTTTGGACTGAGCGGCAGATAAGTTTGCACCAACGCAGTACAGACTCATATGCGGAAATGCGATTTTTACTGCTCTTTTCTTGTTTCTGTCTAACGGAAGTTTTTTTGCTAGAAAATCATTTGCCTCGATCATCGGGTAAATCCGATCCTCCATTGCATCCTTGCCGTCATCATCTGTCTGCCAGACGTAATAGTACAACCCTGCTGCTTCGGAAATGGCATAGGCAATGTGAATCTCTCCAATCAGTGACTTTGCCGCTCCTGCGGGGGCACGAACGTCAACTCTGCGGATTGAAGAGTCTCCCATTGCCCTCATCGGTTCTAGCAACCAAGGTGACTCCCCAGAAATAAAGATGGGATACCTAACCGAATAAGGGATTTTAAGTTTTCCATCTGCCCAATCTACCAAATCTCCAGTGTGCGGGATCGTGATTAGTCCTTTAGCAAGGTTGCGAAGTTCCTCAATTTTTGTTAATTGCATAATTATATTTTTGCTTTACAACGAGTGGCAAACACTTGGTAAATCTCAGCGTCCATTAACTGTTTTGCCTCTTCAAAAATGATTGCCATGTTTCTCGCCCACTCGTCTTTTACAAGGTTGATTGGCACTTGCTCTTTTTTGTCCTTTTCAAGCTTGTATTCAAGGGCATCAATTTGTGCGATTAGCTTGCGGCGTTTGAGTTCTTCTTCTGCCAACCCTTCTTCAAAGTCCTCTTTGCTCCTGTCATTGGTTTCCATCCAACCGAACAAAAGGCTTTTGGTTATTCGTTGACCTTTGAACGCAGGGCATCCTTTTTTCTTAGCCTTAATCAAAGTCGCTCTAGGAATGCCCCACCACTCTGAGGCGAACTTCATGTTTGGGGCAATTTCTGTGTCTTCGTTTTCCATTTCTTTTAATTTACTTTTGTTTGCCTTGTCTGGCAATAAATATGTTAGGTGCGATTATTTTCTTGAAAACATGGTTTAAGCCTGTATCAATTTTAACAAATAATGATTGATATAATTGCTGTCACATACGGTCAAAATGAAATATTAAAATGTTTTATTAACTCGATTAAGTCCCAAACAAGTAATAATTGGAGATTGGTAATTATCCATGATGGGTCAAACCCATTATTGCATATCCAACTTAAAACTGAGGGTTATTTAAATTCTGGGAAAATTGAATTTATTGAAAACCCAGTAAGAACTGGTCATTATGGTCATTTGTTACGCAAATGGGCATTGGAAAATGTTGTTGAAAATGAATATGTATTATTAACCAATGGTGACAATTATTATGTTCCAACCATGATTGATGAAGTTAGCAAAAGAACCGAAGATTTGATTTATTTTGATTTGATTCATTCTCACGAAACAGTTTTTAATCAAAATAATTCAACTTATGGATTTATGGATAGTCAGTTAATTGTCTCTAGGGTTGATATTGGTAATGTTGTAATAAAAAGCGACATGGCAAAGCAAGCGGGGTTTAACTCTGTAGGATTTGCCGCTGATTGGACTTATTTTTCAGATGTGATGAAATTATCTCCAAGCACTTTCAAAATTGATAAAGTGTTGTTTGTGCATAATTAACAAATGCGGGGGGATGCGGGGGGTGTGTTCTTGAACTCCTACGTTGCACGGGGGGATTCTGGTGCGGGGGGTATGTGCGGGGGGTATCGGTATTTTGGAAGGGTGTGCGGGGGGGTGCGGGGTGTATGTTCTCAAACTCCTACGTTACGCAGGGTTGTTGGAGAGTTGCATTCTCGCGTGGTTGCGTCTGGTTGATTTTGCATAAGTTACTAATCCTCTGTTATATATATACTTAAAAAAATTTTTAGGGTAATAACATAACAACCACAGTACCCGCATTTAATTAAGCAAAAAATCCTCACTGACTGATAATACTCCGTACTCCGACAACTACCCCCCCGCACCCCCCCGCACTTTACGACAACCCTATGTAGGATTGTCGCCACTAAACGGATTTAGTGGCTACAAACGCAATAAACGCAACATTTGTACGTTTACGCCGCAATTAACGCAAATTCCATACATTAGTAAGATACCGCATTTGCTTTTTTGTCCCGCAAGCCTTGAGGTCGTCTTTCTCT